AATAGTCCCCCAATCAGTCGCGTCGAATTGCTTAATCCAAACGCGCTTGATTCCTCCGATTTTATCCTTGCAGGGAAACGCCCTGCCGTTGATTGTTAATGTACAAGCCATGTGATAGAGGAATTAAAGGGAGGAGCCGAAACCCCTCCCGTTCAAATTAGGATGAGCGACGAGCTACAGCGATGGCAGCAGCGTCAACGATTTGACAACCGCCTGAGAACTGCATGATGACACGAGTCACATCGTCACCCGTTACACCTTGCAAGTCCAAGACAGAAGCGTTGATATGGTCAGTCAACAAATTAGTACCGAAGTACAAATTCGACTTCTGAGCAAACAAGAAAGTGTCGTCAGGCATTCCCGCAGGAGTGATGATGTCATAACCTTGGAAGAAGTTAGCTTGTCCTTCAGCGATGAAAGGAAGGTTCTGCGTTCCTGCAAGAGCTGTGTAATACAACTGCTTCATCGCGCGGCTCATGAAGAGCTTTGTTTCAGGGTCTCCGGCGATTACGTTTGGCACAGCCAAAGCAGTAATGCGACCCAAGATGTTAGCTGATGTGGTTACACCCGTCAACAAATCCTCTTCGCCCGGTGTAGCTGCTACGATAGCGGCCATCAAACCTGCGAAAGACTGATAAGTTCCCGTTCCGGTAGCTCCGTCCGTGTGGTCGTACTTTCCGTGCCAGATGTTGTTTTCGATTCCTTCAGCAACCTTAGCAGCTACATACTGAGCAGCAAAAGTTGTAAAGTCAGCAGGAGCGTTTGAAGACTGTCCTCGCATTTGGGCAGATTCCCAAGTTGCGCGAAGGTCTGCGTTGCAAACTTGCTCGTTGACTTTCAAAGCCGCAGCATCAAGAACCGCTTCACCCAAAGTCAATTGGTCAGAACCCGGAGTCGTGAACGCGCAGTCGTCATTCAACTGAATTGCAGCTCCGGAGAACTTGCGCAAAACTGCTTTTGAATGTACGTTTTCAAGTACAGAAATATAACCATTTGCGATAGTGTCAGCAGACAAAACCGCAGCAGCGACGTAAGGACGAGCCGCTTCGCCAGCGTAAGTGCCGACTCCAACTGTAGCATTAGCCATTATAGAGAGAATTGATTGTGGATAGCGGCAACGCGATCCTTGATTGATAACTTAGAAAGGTCGACAGGCTTCGCCACTTCCATTTTGGGAGCACGAGAGATTGTCTTGGTGGTTTGTTTGCTGAGTTCGGTGATTTTTTTGTCACGTTCCTCAATCTGAAGAGAGATTTCTTTTTTTGCTTCAGCTACTGCGTCGGCAATCATAGAAGCAACATCTTCACGAGTAATCATGTCAACTGATGCCTCGACTTCTTCGACTACTTCTTCCACTTCTGTAGCGGGAGCTTCAGCGGGAGCTTCAGCGTCTTTCATTTCAGAGACAGTACCTTCAGCGACGACGAGCGTAGAGCCGTCTTCGAGTTGATACTCTCCGTCTGGAAGAGGGATACGTTCGTTCTCGTCATTCATAACGAAAACAGCGACACCGACAGCGAAAGCGTCTGCGTCGGTCATGATTTCTTGTCCGCTTTCTAGAATGGCGGTAGCCATCAGCGAAACTTCTTCCTCCTTTTCTTCGACAGCGAGTTCTACGCTGTACTTTTCGAAGAGGTCGGAGATGCGTTCTTTTAGATTCATCTTCTGGGATTTGTATTAATAACGATTTAGAGGGGTCAATCCTTACTCGTAATGCGATTTTTTAGGTAATCTATTGCTAGTTCCTTTTCGATGTCTGTAAGAAGCTCTAAATCGCTTGTGATGGGTTTCTGTTGAGAGAGTTCAAACTTGTTTGCGAAATACCCTTCTATCGAGAAGCCTTTGACGCTGCCCTCCTTCACAAACTTCTCCCATATAGCATCGTTCTCGACCTTCATTGAAACCATCCAAGTGCCGACCGGGACTTCAAGTCCATACATACGGCTTTTGTCCTGCTCTCCTTCGACTATCCAACTCTCTACAAGGTGCAAACCGTTGATGGTGTGTTCATGCTCAAGGGTGGCGTTGGCTTGGTTACCGTTTTTGAAGTATAACTCCATAGCCCGTCGGACGGTCTTCTTGGAGAAGTACACGTAATACTCCTCTTCTTCGCTTTTGCGGTAGATAGGTTTATCGGGAATGAGAGCCGCACCCATTACGATGCGCTTCTCTTCGTCCTGAGTTTTGAAAGTAAACTCTTGGGACTTCATCGCTACCCAATCGGACTCGATAGCGGGGTGTTCTACTAATGACAAAGCATCCACTCCGTAGAGTTCCGCTTCTTCATCGATTATTAGTTCAATTATGTTCATCCTACAAGTGCTGCTTGGTCGTTAATTTTTTGATTGGCTTGCTGAGAGTTAGAAACCTCTGAAGCGATTACGTACGTTCTGAATCCATCCTGCCCCGCTCCACCTCCTAAGAATCCGAGGTCGAGCTGTGGGGCGGTTGGTGTTGGTGGCCCTGCCGCTCCTCCTCCTCCTGACGGGCCGGGAGGCGTTGAAGCTCCTCCGCTCTTGAAACGACTCTTTGCAATTACTGCGATTTGAGCTGCTCCCGTTGCGGCTGCGACAAGTGCTCCCGGTAAGGCAGCAGGTAAGGCAACACCTCCATTCAATGCGGGGTTGAGTGCTCCGATAATTGCTCCCGCGGTGCTTATAATAGCGGTTGAAATTCCGATCGCTTTGTTTCGTTGGAAGGCTTTCTTTTGTTGCTTCTCTGAGTCACCCGAAAACGCCTCGTTTAAAGCTGCTAACGCTCCGAGTGCTTGGGTTGCAAATTGAACTCGTGAATCGAAAACGGCTTTTACATTTGCCTTGTCAATAGCATCGTACTTGGAATTGATTGCTTCAAGTTCTATTCTTTGTGCTTCCTCAGCACCCACTAAGATTTGATTATTCAACCGCGCCTCCTCTTGAAGGGCGAGATACTTATCCTTTACCTTCTGAATCTCTCTGTTTTGACCTGCCTCAACTATTTCGTCAATTTGGTCTTGTCGACTTATAACATCGTTGATTTGCTCCTCACTAAGCGCGTTAATTTCTTCTTGCTTTGCTATCTGCTCATTTTGAAGCCCTATGATAGAAGTCATAAACTCCGTCTGGACAGCCGCACTTGACTCCGCAGCTTCAGCCGCTGCGATACGTGCCTCTGCAAGTCGGTCGAGACGTTCTTGGGTTTCTCCTTGTTGCTCGATTTCTCTTTGAACTAAAGCGACCTCTCGGTTGGCAATGGCCTCTCTTTTGTCGGCAAACTCTTGGTCTAATTCTGCACCCCTTTGAGCCGCTTCGATACGCTGCTCAATTGAGAGTCTTTCGTCGTCTCTTTTTAGTTTCAGTTGTTCTATCTCTGCCCGTGCTTGAGCGTACTCAACATTTAAGTCGCGCTGTTGATCCCGAAGTCTCTGCTGCGCTTTTACAAGGTCATTTGATGCGCTGATGGACTTTTTTGCACTCGCAACAAAATCCTTCGCAAATTCTGTAACAGCCTTTGCCGTGTCTGCGACTTTATCCGTCACGTTCTCAACTCCGAGAGCTACCTTGCCGACTGCATCTGCGGCGACCTTTCCCGCTGCCCGAAATTTACCTTTTAGAGCAAGACCAATAGCCTTCCCAACCGCAGGGATAAACTCAAGTAATCCTTTGAAGCGATTGATAAGGTTTTCTTTGATGGCTGTCCCAACGCTCTTAATAGTCTCCATCGGGTTATTGAAGGCATTCATCAACACATCTCCCAACGGCTCAACAACTTCAAAAAGCGTATTGATAACCGCACCAATTCCCGCAAAGACAACCTCCAGAGCTTCGGCGACTTTCTTGTTCTCTGTGAATTTCTCAATCAGTTTGGCCACTAGACCGACAAGCAAGCCAATGCCAGTTGCTTTGATAGCTCCTCCGATTGCTTGGAACCCAATCGACCCCGCTTTGCCAGTCGCTTCTAAACCCGCCTCGACCTTCTTCGTGCTTTTAGCTGTCTCTTCAACTTGTTTTTCTACTCCCTTAAGCCCCGTAACGAGATCATCAATTGACTTGGTGACCTCTCCCGTGTCCGCAGACATCTTAAGAGTCATATTTTGAGTAGTAGCCATTGGATGAGTTTAAATGCAGCGAAGAGATAAGCGGAAACAAAGAGAATAGCGAGAACCCAATCAACAACTTTGAACCAAAGCGGGACTTTTACCTTCTCGCCTTTGTTTTGTAGCAATTGAATGGCCTCTCCTATATAACGGTGATTGTCTAGATTCCTCATTGGGGTAAGTTTTGGAAACAGCGTGATGTAGCTCCTGAGTCGTCGAAGACATACCCATATCGTTCACAGCACTCACGAGAGGGAGAAGTCACAGTTGAACCCGTTGGGGTGCTGAATGATATCTGTCCGTTTTTATCAGATGAAACGGGGATGTAAGTGCAGTCCCGAATTGCTCCGAGAATCTTCACAAGCCGAACTTGCACGATATTCTCCGTGGTGGGATCGTAGTTAGATATACTCAGGATTCGGAAGTACGTGTCTTTTATGAAAATCTTATCCGAGAATTTGAAGGTCGCAATCTCTGAAGCGGTCAATCTAAAGTAAGCGGTCACGATTCGAGCGTCGGACGAATACAACTCATTAACCCAAGGCATCCAATACTTGTAATACAGCGTATTTACGGGGTTGGCTTGTACTCGGTGGAAGGGTCGCTCTACGCCGAACGAAAGGTCTTCATCACTTACCGTTGGATAAGACGCAGAAAACTGCGAGAGCATCGGATAAAGCGTGGTAGAAAGTCCTGCTGTGTTTGCGTCGTTGTAGTAATTGACAACACCCGACTCGCCTCCGTTCCAAAACGCTAAACGCGGAAGCGGGTCTTTGATGGTCTTGTCTTCGTTTACGGTATCCGCAAGCATCCGATGAATGGCGTAGTCCGTTCCGGGGATATATGAAACCACATGAGGCGCAAATGCTGTTTGAATTTTCTTCGTTCCCGAAGCAAAGTCGTTTTCTGGGTCATTCACCCGATAGCGTCCATACGTCCGTGAGGCGTTCTTTTGAACTAAGTCATTTACCAAGTCTTTTCCGTTCGAGTGCGTCCATTCATAAGTCCGTGCCTGAAGGTCTGTCGTCGGCTCTACTTGGATATCTTTTGAGAGGTCAATCTTATTCGTCCAATCTATCTTGTCTCCCGATGCGAGGTAGTCCCCAAGCGGTTCGATATAGAGATGCTTCGAGTTGTTACGGTCGGGAATGAATACGAGGTTGAACATCTTTTGAAGTCCAGAGATGAAGTCAATCTTCTTCATTTCGGGCATATTGCCCGCGATGTCTACCGTCTGACCTGAAAGGGGGTCTGTTATATCAATCAACTCAAGCGATGTACCTCCTCCCCCGAAAGCATTCGTTCCAACAAACGTGACAGGATGCCCATTGTCGCTCATGTCAAAACCCAGATTAAACGTATCTCCTGAGTTTAAAAGTATAGGTTGAGATGTTGATTCGACTGAGTTGTTTCCCGTTTCGCTAACAATAAAAGGCCACCACGCCTGGTCTCCTGACACTTGAGCTGTTCCGTTTATAATGCTGCCCATCGTCAAAAAATGTCCGCTTGCTACCTCGTAGGTAATAACAGCACGAAAGGTGTAGTAAGCTCGAAACGGGGCGGTAAAAGTACCACCCCCCGTGACGTTGTTTCCTGTATCAAAGAAAGGTGTAGCCTCCGAGAACTCCGTTAATTCTGGCCCGTCGCTATTGTATAGTGTTGCATTTGATGACAAACCAATATTAAACACATTGGCTGCGGGTTGGTCTGCATCAACTCCAATTGGAGACCGATTGCCTCGGTTCAGCAACAGATATAAGTCGTCAAGGTTAGAACCAAAGAATGTAGAGTCGTAAGTATAGCCCGCTTCCGTTAGGATGGTTTCAAACAGCTTCGATGCTCTAAAATACGGGGTGAAATCTCCGTGTTGTAGTAGGTTAGTAGTTGACCAAATAGTTTCGCTTGTCCAGTTCCTCCATTTATCTACGATCCCGTAACGGATATTGGCAGATGAAAGCCCACCCGCCCAACTCAAAGCAATATTTGTAGCGGTTAGAGTGTGGTTAAATGCGCTCAAATTGACATCCGTTAACATACCGTCCCCAACATCCCGTGAGAGGTCTGCCGTCTCTCCAAATACCACAAGCTCAACGTCCGCATACTTTCCCTTCTGGATATATACGTTCTTCACTTGGGCAAAGCCGCGCATGATTGGAATGGTATTGTACGAAAGCTCTGCTTTTACCTTCGTTTTTGGATTCCATGTCGGTATAATTCCAAGCTCATTGACCGCCCCGAAGTAGTCCTGATTTTTTCCCGTCAAAGGGACGCGGAAAGTCTGCGAGAAATTAGAGCGTGAAGCGTTTATCTCCTGAAGGTCGCTAAATTGATAGCTCAGGTTAACGGGCTCGTTCTCGTAGAGTTCAATCTCGTTTCCTGCAAGGGTGAGTCTTAGCATCGGATAATTTGAGCGAGTTCTACATTAAACGAGACGACGAATATCTTCGAAATGGTGTCCTCTTCGATTGCCATCGAGTTAGTTTGAATGGTCACGGGAGACCAAGTTCCATCAATACGAGCCATGACATTCTTTGACCTCATGCAGTATTGCATCAAGTTCACTTCCTCAAGAGTCAAAATGCCGTTGAATTGATAGCTCTCTTTCGCTTCGAGTTGATAGGGCTTGATTTGTCTTGCGCTTGAAGCCAACGCAAATTGCGATCCGTTATAATCTCCGACTATCTTTCGGTATGTCTTCTCTTCGCGCGTTACCGTCTTGAGCTTACGACCATCGAAACGGAGATAATCCCAACCGCCCCGTGTATTCGCCCAACCCAACTGCACCGGATTGTTTTTTGTGTTCCTGCATTTGTTCCGAATGCGCAGAATGTTTCCCGTTTGTGCCGTCGCCGTTTGAGGGATTACGTCATAATGACCCCAACCGCCCGTGACCGCATTTAAAGCCGTTGTAATTGCGCTTAGAGAAGCGGGGTATACATACGCGTAAAGAAGACTAGCGTCGTTGTTTGTGTCGCTCCAAGTGGTTGTCGGTACAAGTCCTCCATTGGTAGCGTTAACCGTATATATAATTGTGTCGTCAAGGCTTCCTGCGGTGTCGTAGGTGTTTATCACAAACCTTGTGATGAGTGACCCGGTGTCGTCGCTATTGATGAACGCTACAACTCCGTTATCTTCAATCCCTGCACTTACTTCGATTACGTTGTTCGAGGGTTCCCTATCACTCAGCCAGACTTTCTTTGTGGATGCTGTCCCGTAATAATCGGAGAAGGAAGGGAACAGCCCTTGTGATAGTTGTTCGTAACCGTCAAATAAATAATAATATGCCGACGTATCATCTGCAAGAGACTCCGAGCTTCCGTCAAAGTGTCCAACCTTCAAACGATATCGCTTGATATTGTCATTCGAGCGAGTGAATATTCGGTTGTTTAAAGAGTGAATTGTTGCGGTCGTATTGTACTTCAAAGAATCTACTTCAAGTCGTCCCGTCAAAACTTGCGATAAATCGAAGAAAGAGGTCTCTGTCGGGTTAGGAGTCAAGTAAATTTTTGAGATAATCGTTCCGTTCTCCTCAACTTGTACGATATACCGATACGCATCGGTGACGGGTTCATCCGGGATAAGTGTAAAGAGTAGTTTTTGCCCTGCGGGTAACCATCCTGCCGTTGGGCCTGCGTCAATTGATGCCATCAGTTCGTGATTGTAATGTTTCCTAGTTTTGCTTTCAATTTGCCCGCTATATCCTCAGCTACGGCCTCCCCGAATTTGGCTTCATATCGCTTCGATACCGCTGCATACGCTTTCTCGTAGAACCGAAGACCCACGATCCCGCGTTTCTTTACCGAGCGAGCTATTAAGAACGCAGCGGATTTGATGTTGCTCTCGCTTTGTTTCTTGAAGCGTCCCTTTTCATCTCTGAGCTTGATTCCTTTCTGCTTTATCCACTTGATAAAGACAGAGGACGGAGGTTGCTTTCTATACGTGAAGGGTGACTTCTGGTTCTTCTGTGTTCCGTTCACTCCGAAATGGATGAAAGGAGCGTATTTCGCCGCCTTCCCTCTAGCTCCGAAGGTGACTTCTCGGATATCGTTTCCACGTACTCGAATCTTGTAAGATAGCGACCGCTTAAGCTGACCCGAAGCGACTCCGTAGTTCTTATTCTTTCCAATCTTGCGACCTCCGAGGTGACGCTTTGCGCTCTTTACGACATCATCGGAGAACGCTAGAAGGACTTTATTGAGTTCGCTCATTATTCGGAATCTTCAGGAAACCAACCCAGCTCTACCATTTCTTCGTATGTCCTCACCGTTGTCGTACTTGGAACTATTGCCCCGAACGGAAACGATTGCGAATTGAGAACGTAGGAAGACAATTCACGCACTTCGATTTCTGTAAGTTCCGTCATAAGCGATATAAGCCGTTCTAACGTCGCCAATGGGCTGACGGGTATGTTGTACTCGGTGTCTACTTGTAAAGCGAACTGCACCCCGTCAGGATGCTCCACCATGCCGAACACCTTCCCATCGTGTTGATACGGTTCTTGTGTTGCAAGTGGTGCGGTCACACAGTATAGTTCGCGGCTGATTCGTTCCGCGCGTTGCTCGCTTGACAAAACGCCTTCAGGGAGTACGATGATATAGCCGTCCATTAGTAGATGTTGTA